GCCAAACCATTCTTTTTGTTTGCTAGAACTGGTGTAAATGGACTTGCATTGACAGGTAAATATACACCCGGTTTTAACTTTCTTGTAAAAGAGTTTAACGACATAGCACTTGCTAACGCTAACAATCTAGAGTCCGTAGCTAAGTATGGTATTACAGATGCTACTGAACTAGCTAATGCTAAGGCATTGCAGACAGGTAGATTAGCGATAGGCTCTGCTGTAGTATTCATGGCTACACAGGCATGGATGCGTGGAGATCTAAATGGCAACGGACCAGTTGACAGACAGAAAAGACAGATGTGGATAGATGGTAAGTGGGAACCAAGAACTATAAAGCTAGGTGCTGTACGTGTTGGTTATGACAACTTTGAACCATTTAACCTTATTATGTCTACTATAGCTGACGTAGGTGACGCAAGTGAACTTATGGGTGAAGAGTGGACAGAAACTGAACTACAAAAAATATCTTTAGTTGTAGCACAAGCTGTTACAAGTAAGTCTTATCTTGCTGGTATACAGTCATTTGTTGATTTGTTTGCTGGTAGACCCGGACAGTTTGATAGAATTATAGCTGGATTAGGTAATAATATTGTACCTATGTCTGGTTTACGTAATGAGCTAGGTAAACTATTTACACCATACATGCGTGAAATAGGATCTGGTATTGACCAGTCAGTTCGTAACCGTAACTTAATTACTGAACAGCTACCCGGTGTTAAACAGCTACCAATTAAGTATGACATGCTAAATGGTCAGCCTATTAAAGATTGGGACTTCTTAACTCGTGCATATAATGCAGTCAGCCCTATACAATTAAACTTAGACCAAAGTGTTGGTCGTAATTTTTTATTTGATAGCGGTTATGATTTACGTATGTCTACATATTATGCACCTGATAACACAAACTTAACTGACTCTCCTAGAGTTAGATCTGAGTTTCAACGCTATATAGGTATGCAAAATCTAGAACGTGAGTTAGATAAGCTAGCAGTAAATCCAAAAATTATAGCATCTATGGAAAAAATGTATGCTGACATAAAAGCTGGTTTACGAGATCAGTATGATGCAAGAGACTACTACCATAACATTATGATAGATAGACTATTTCAGCAAGCACGTCGTAGAGCATGGGCACAGATGCGAGATAACCCAGAAGCTATAGAGTTAATGGAAGAACTAAGACAAAAAAGAGTTAGAAAACTAACTAAAAAACAAGAAACTCGCAATCTCATTAACATATATAAATAATGTCACAACAATCCTTCCACCAACAAACAGCGACAGGAAGCGACATCAACTTTACTATTGATACATTTGAATCAGATGAAATAAAAGTATATGTTGATGGGGTTCTGAAAACCGCTGG